ATAGCAATATATGCTGCTAACTTAGCAAATGGTCCCGCGATTAAAATGATTAGTCCAACAGCAATAAGCATTGCTCCGTCCCAACTTGTTCTTTCTTCTAGTCTACTTGTAATAAATTTTTTAAGCATCTTGATAATTCTCCACTATACAGTTATCACATCTGCAAAATTTGCAAACTTCTATTAAATCATGCCCGCCTTCGTAATTGCGTTCATCTCTCCAGTATGCAGTTCCACAATGACTATAGTGTCCACAGTTTTTACAAGTAATTGGTTTGTAATCCAATTGGCTCATATTAGTCTATAGCCCTCATACGATCAACAAGACGTTGTGCTCTATTAGTAACTTGTCTATACCATCCACTGTCAACCATTTCATCTGCAGCATCGTTCCAATCACGATTATCAACTCCGCGCTTCATGCCTTTGAACTTGCTTAGTCTTGGACGGCCCATATTAAACATCATATTAGCAACAATTAACTGTACTTCTTCTGGCAAGTCATCAAAGTCTGGATAGAGAATTTGACAATCTCCTAGTACAATTTCACAGTCTTGTTGGAAAAGTTCTGTAACACGTTCCTCTGTTACTGGAGTACCGACATCAGCACCATGCTCGGGGTCACTTGCAAGGATAAGATGCCCAATGCCAACAGTAGGCAAACCCAGATGATCCAGGTATATTTCATATACTACGCCTTCGTCAGTCGCGAGATCTTCTTGTAAACGCTCTAAATTCATTGATATCTCCTTTTGTGCGAGGCACTCTCGCTGTATTCAATATACTTTCAATAGCAATTGCTGCTGTTTTCGTGTCTCTGTATTTCTTTGGACTTAGCGGAATACTTGCTTCCATTGCTTCAGTGCTTATTGGTTGCACTGCATTTTTCTTACTGTCTGGCTTTTCAAAATACACCATCATCCAATCTTGTACATCTGTGAGATTGTTTAGATCATTAATCATAGCCATAAATTTTTGTGGGTAACTACTGCGGCGTTCTGCTTCTACAAAAACAATATAACGACCTTCGCTTATTTCTCCAGCACTTGTCTCTGAATCAATAACCCAGTCGTATCCCATTTCAATAAAGTTTTCTAGATCCTGTGCAGCCTGCTTTCCAAATACTTTGAATGTAGCAACAATAACTGCATCATCCTTGCCCATCTTAGGCTTGTACTCGTCGAAGTGTACTGTTGCTTCTATACGACCTTCAAGGTCTTGTGGATCAAGCGCCATCCTGTTGTTCCTCGTCTGTCTTAACATCCATAAGTTCGCTCTGATCTAAGCCTTCTTCGTAGGCATCGTCAATCTCTTGCAGGTCAACTTCACTGCCTTCAATTTCCAAATATCCATCTTTAAATTCTTTTATAAGTTCAATAGGAAGTTTAACCTTTACTAACCAAACAGGATCTTCACGCAACTTAGCCTTCTTTGTACCTGGACGAAAGTCATCATAACTTTCAATTTTGACTGGTGTACTAAGTTTACTTTGCTCATATGTGACTACAGCATTGTAACCAAGCAAACGTTTTGCTCCGTCTGGATCAGGCATTGCTTTTTTGGGCCACATGAATGTTGCTTCTACCCAGTGTTTTTTACGGATAGGACCTTCAACAAGTTCGCCCTTTTTCCAATTTTTAAAAGCATACATGTCTAAACTATCCATTACACGCTCTATGTCCATCATAGTTTCGAGACTGCTCTCGCTCATATAAATGGTTTTTGTATTTTTGATGATGTCAACAACGTCCATTACACTATCCTATCGTATAACATATTTATCCATTCTATATGTGCAGACTCAGTAGGATGAGTAGTATAAAACTCTTGTTCTGTTCGCTTTGCCCAGTTAAACATGCCTTCATCATGTGCAAACCAATTAATACTCTGTCTTAGTGTTGTTAAACTGGTATCCATGGGAATATTACAAGCAAACAAACTGTCATCTACATGTAGAAATGCATATGTAATACCCTTATTATCCAAATAGTTTTGTAACATTACTATCTCACACCAACTTGTATACAGTTCCCAGTACTCTGTCTGTGCTACGTTCTGTATATAACTTTTAGCAAAATCAGTTATACCTGTTGCTTCTGCATTTGCTCTGTTTGCTTGCTGTGCTTCTAACACTGCATCATCTTTATTAAAAAAATGCTCTTCAAATGCGCTGTCATCATATGTCCAAGGGTTAATACTATACCAGGGTGTATCAGCATGTCCAGTATCATATGCAAAACGAAATTCATAACGATTAGGAAAACTCCACATTACAGCAACAAACAAGTCTAAATCCTTGTACTGATTTACTGCGTCCATTACATTGCGCCGTATACTACTATTACTTGCCGCAGGTTTAGCAGTATTACAAATGTTCCAGCCTTTACGCTGTGCAACTAGATTAGCCCAGGCGTGTTCCTGACTGGGCAACTCACTTCCATATGTAAAACTATCTCCTCCAGCAATTAATACTGTCATAGATTTTTATCCTCTGCAAAATGTTTTGTAAAAATATGTTCATCATCTTTTATAAACTGATCCAATGTTCTACTGTCTAAATTAAAAACACGTTTTAGATCCAGGCTTGCGTGTGGTGTCCAGTTTTCAGTTACATACCTAGAACCCAGTGTTTTCATTAGTGCAAAATCATGTGTATAGTTTTCCATTGCAGTGTGTGACTTTGCATACTGTGCATTAACAATTTCAGTTACAGGAAATCCATTTGCAATCATAGTATTTGCTACTTGTTCAATACCTAGTTGCACTATGCCTGTGGCATTATAGTTTTTATTATAATGCGAACTATCAAGCACACATGCCTCAATTGCAGTTGCTAAACACACAGGATCAAGATAGGGTGCAGTGGCACGACCTCTATAGTTGTCTAATACACCATTATTGTATTGCTCTGTAAAAATATTATTCATTAGTGGAGCAATATCAAAACTTGTATAGGGTATCCTTGCTTCACGCATAAATGATTCTAGTTGGCTGTGTATAAGCCTCCATGGACCAAGACTACCTATTTTTACAATGTGTTTGATATTGCTATCCATTGCACTAAGCATAAAACGCTTTGCGTCATCCAGTACAGTTTCAGTTTTAGGCAGTATAAGAAACACAGCGTCACTGTCAAGTAAGTCAGACCAAGTGTCACTATTGCTTATGTCGTAACTAGTGTACAGATAATCACCTGTAAAGTATTTGCCAATCTGACTGTTACATCCTGTAAATGTTATTTTCATATTTTGAATATCGTATCACTGTGTGTCTTTTTCTACATGAGGATTACTGCCGTCAATCATATGTCCTATGTCGTTTCTGCGTCTGTCTAGCCAACTGTTTTCTACATAGTGTACATACTTTGCATTTGGATCTTTGTTAAGGATATAATGCAAACGTTCATTGCTATAGTCTACAGGAATATCTAGTACGCTGTCAAGACTTTTTACATATTGATGTCTAAACATGTAAAGCAATTCAACACTTAAAAATGTATGACGATACTTCATAATATCTTCAATTTTATTTAAGTAGTTGTGTAAACTTTCAACCCCTCGCTTGCGCAACTGATTTTGTGCAGTGATGTTTTGATCTCTGCCGATTATGCCAACCTGCAAATTACCTTTATCATTTAATCTACGCAATACTTCTTTGTAGTCAGGATACTTTGTTTGCCTTACGCCCATGGCATCCTTATCTACATAAGGTCCACTAACACTTAGCACATAGTTCTCATGCTCTGTCCAGTCATAGTTGTCAATGTTTTCAGGTGTGTTCCATATATCTTTGAATGGAGCATTGTCATGGTTAATCCAGTACTCACGCAGTAGTTGATCCCAACCATGCACATTACTGTGCATGGATAGAACTTTACTAAACACATGATTACCTGTGCCCTGTGGGCCACTAATCACTAGTATGTTTGCCATTACTTTACGAGCTCCGGCTTGTAGATTGCTTTAATGCCAAACGCTTGTGTGTTAAACTGCACCAGTGTTTGTAGTGCATCTGCAGTTACAAATTTCATTAGTGTATCAACTTGTGCGTTGCCTGCATCCCCTAGCATCCAATCATACTTGCCAACTTTCTTTTGAATCTTCTTAATTGATTCTGGATTAGTTGAAACTTTCTCAAGTGCGGCTACTAGTTTATCGCGGTTAGGGTTGCCTTTGTTTACCCATAGTGCTTTTTGTAGTCCATCACGGAAACTTTTTACAAGTTTGTATGCGTCTGCTAGATCGCCAGTTGGATCTGCTTTGTACATGTCTACAAACTGTTTTTCCATCTGAATACCTGGATAGTTTGGATCGTCTGCATGTGTACCGTCAGGCTGTAGAATGCCATGATGGAACCATAAACGTGCTTGCCCTTTGTCAATTACTGGCTGTACATGCTTTTTAAAACTTGCAGGATTTTCACGAGTACCGTCAAGTTCGCCACGCTTAAATGCAAGACGCCTTTCGTTGCCTTTCATTCCTTTAATCCAGTTTACCCTCTTTTTAAAGCAACTAATGTATGCTTCAGTGCTAGGCAAGTTACCGCACTTTAGCAGCGTCATTGCAATTCCTTCTGGTATTTTACCGCCACCACCACTAAAACTGGTCATGTCTGTTTCTGGCTGGTGATCACCATACACTGCAGTAATAATGTTAAGATTCATAAGTCCAATGCTGTCATAGTCTTTGTAGTTGTAGTCAACTGCTTCATTAAGAAAACTTACGCCATTGCCTCCATTGCTAACCATAATAGTTTTGTCATCAAAACGTAGTTCATTGTGAAACTTGTTAAAGCCAGGAATGTCTCTTGCACCACGGATATGCTTGAGAACAATCTTCTCACCATCCAAGTACTTCTCCATTTCAGTAGCAACAATTTGTGCCCACTGACTTGTGCCGCCGCCTGGCTTTTGTGGTACAATCATTGTGTAATCAGCAAGTGCTGATGTTGTGAATCCTAGCATCAGTGCTAGTGATAGTAAAAGTTTACGCATAATCTATTCTTCCTTTTCTCATAATGCTGTATATGAATATTCCAATAATGCACAC